ATTTATATGTTTCCCCTTCTATTGCAAAAAAATATAATGGACTAGGAAATTATTCTATAGTACACCCCGTTAACACTGCTTGTAGACACAGTTGTGGTAAATATGTTATTTTTTGGGACTCTGATGGATATGTTACATCGGACACTTTTTCTACATTATACGAATTTGTTAATAAAATGGATCATAATAATGATATGAGTTTTTACTGGGGATCAAGATATAATATTCCATTTGATATCTACAATGAATTTAGTACATTTAATGAATTAGATAAGTTTATAGGTCTCAATCCAATACAATATCATCATGATAAAATTTCTATCAGTCGTTTTGGTGGAACGGCAGTATCTTTACTTATGAATAGAGAATTATGGGAAAAGTCCACAGGATGGTATGAAAAATTAATTTATTGGGGATGGCAAGACATAGAATTTCATTATAGATTATCATCTAAATATAAATTTGGTGGCGATTTGGAAGATTTTGGTATGAGATTCTATCACTTAATTGAAAAACCAAATAATAAAGTATCAAATAAAATAGAAAACCCATGGGATCGTCCACCCTTTTTTGAGGCAAATGGAGACTCTTGGGGTCTAAAAAATGAAACCATAGAAATAATATGAAAACTTTAATTACTGGTGGTCATGGATTGGTAGGATCGTTTATTAATTTTGGAGATAAACCACCTAAAAACGAACTTGATCTTTTAAATTATAATCAGTTATGTGAATACATAGAAAAAAATAATATTAATCAAATTATTAATTTAGCAGCAAAAGTTGGTGGTCTTCATACTAATACTAAACATGTTTTTAATTTTTTTATAGATAATTTATTAATTAACTTAAATGTTCTTAGAGCTTGTCAACAATTTAATATTAATAAATCTATATTTCTTATGTCAACATGTATTTTTCCAAAAGACGCTCCTCTGCCTCTCCAAGAAGATTCTTTACACAACGGAGAACCAAATCAAACCGAATTTGGATATGGGTATGCTAAAAGAATGATAGACGTGGGTATAAGAGCATTAAAACAACAATACAATATAGACTCTATATGTTTTATTCCTTGTAATTTATTTGGGGATAACGATAACTATCATCTAGATAATGGGCATGTAATACCGAGTTTAATTCATAAATGTTATTTAGCTAAAACAAGAAATGAAACTTTAACTATCTGGGGTTCAGGAGAAAATGAAAGAGAGTTTATATATGCCAAAGATATTGCAGAAATTATCACCATAACACATAATAGTAATTTATTAATAAAAGATCCAATTATAATAGCTCCAGATCAAACATATAGTATAGCAGAAATAGTCTATACTATTATGAAACTTATGAATTTTAATGGGAAAATTTATTTCGATAAAAGTAAACCATCTGGTATGCTTAAAAAAAATTCTTCTAATCAAAAATTTAGACAGTATTTTCCAAATTTTAAATTTACCCCACTAGAAAAAGCATTAGCGCTTACTGTTGATTACTTTCTAATTACAACCATATAAAAAAATAATACAATGATTTATTGTTTTGATATCGATGGTACATTATGTACACAAACCAATGGCAAATACGATGAAGCACAGCCTTTGCAAAATCGTATAGATTTTATAAATGATTTATATAATAGAGGACATATTATATATCTAATGACAGCAAGAGGTATGACAAGAACAAATAATAATGTCGTTCTAGCCTATGCAGAAATGTATAACTTTACCAAACAACAAGTTGATAGATGGAATATAAAATATCATGCTTTATTTCTTGGCAAGCCTACTGCGGATTTCTATATCGACGATAAGGCAGTTTTGGATTCCGAGTTTTTTGAGCAACAAGACTCTTGACTTTTGAATCAGAAATGGTATCATCAATGTATGAGTAGACCAGACTGGACAAATTATTTTTTAGGTATAGCTAAAGTCGTGTCGCAAAGAAGTCACGATATACATACCCAACACGGATGCGTTATCACAGATACTAGCAATAGAATTCTCGGCGTAGGGTATAATGGTTTTCCAAAAGGTATGAATGATCAAACTCTTCCTTTAAATAGACCAGATAAGTACCACTGGATGATTCATGCTGAAAGAAATGCTTTATCAAATTGTGTAATTAGACCTGATAATGGGATAGCTTATGTAACTGGTCAAAGCTGTAATGATTGTATTATGGCCTTGTGGCAAGAAGGTATTAAAAAAGTGGTTATGTCACAATCACACGGAACAAAATTATTTGACGAAGATGCACAAAAAAGATTCAATTTATTCGTTGAACAATCTGGTATTATAATAGAAAAAATAAATACAGACTTTTCTTGGATCAAAAATTTATGTGGTGTATTATAAAAATAATTTCTATTATATTTTTTATAAAGCCCATCGATTTTCATCAATATCATGAATCAATGTAGTATTTTTATAGTAAATGGGCGTTCTTAATAAAGTCTTTCTAAGGAGTTAGTATGTCTGCACTTAATGAGTTACAAAATTATACTTTTGTTAGTAAGTACGCTAGATGGATAGAAACTAAAAACAGAAGAGAAACTTGGAAAGAAGCCGTGGATCGTGTAAAAAATATGATGCTCACATTTTATCATGACAAAAATATTGATCAAGAAATTGAATGGGCGTATGATTTAATGCTTAAAAAGAAAGTGCTTGGATCTCAAAGAGCCCTACAATTTGGCGGAGATCCTATTCTAAAAAGACACGCAAAAATCTATAATTGTACCAGTTCTTATTGTGATAGATTACGTTTTTTCCAAGAGTGTTTTTGGCTATTGTTATGCGGCAGTGGGACAGGATTTAGTGTTCAAAAACACCACGTTGCTAAACTACCATCATTATCTCAAAAACCCAAAGATTCAGACGAAGGAACAAAATATACAATAGATGATAGTATAGAAGGATGGTCAGATGCATTGGGTGTTCTACTGAGTTCATATTTTACTAAACCATCTGAAAACAGATTTAAAATGTATCAAGATCAATATGTAGTATTTGATTATTCAAATATTCGTGAAAAAGGTTCCTCATTATCTTCTGGAGTGGGTAAAGCTCCGGGTTTTGAACCTCTTCAAAATGGTCTTGAAAAAATTAGGGCTCTACTAGACAGATGTGTTGCTAATGGACAAAAGAAATTACGACCAATAGATGCATATGATATTATTATGCATAGCAGTGACGCTGTTTTAAGTGGAGGGGTTAGACGATCAGCTAGTCTTGCTTTATTTAGTCATGACGATGAAGAAATGGCAAAAGCAAAAACTGGTAATTGGTATTTAGAGAATCCACAAAGAGCAAGAAGCAATAATTCTGCTCTCTTATTAAAAGACACTACAACATTCGAAGAATTTGCCCAATTAATGGAAAGCGTTAAAGAATTTGGTGAGCCAGGGTTTATTTGGAGTGATTCTACAGAAATGACGTTTAATCCTTGTGTAGAAGTCGGTATGTGGCCGGTTGATGAAGAAAGTGGAGAATCCGGTTGGCAAGGATGCAATTTATCTACCATCAATTGTTCTTCAGTTATTGACGAAAATGATTTTTATGAACGATGCAAAGCAGCAGCTATTATAGGTACATTACAAGCTGGTTTTACTAATTTGGACTATTTAGGAGAAATTAGTAAGAAAATTTTTGATCGTGAAGCTCTACTTGGTGTTTCATTAACTGGTATTATGGAAAAACATGATATTGTTTTAACGGAAAAGGTTCTGAAACAAGGAGCTAAAATTGCTGTTGAAACAAATAAAAACCGATACATAAGACATGTACAAGCCAATATTTTAGAAGCACCATATCAACACTTTAAAAAACTAAACCCACAAGCTTGCGAAAAGTCATCATGGTCTGCAAACAATACTGATGAGGTAATAAAATTCCCTATAGAGGTACCGGATGGTGCTAAACTAAAAAATCAGTTACCAGCAATCGATATGCTTACCGTTGTCAAAGAAACTCAAAAAAATTGGGTGTATTCTGGTAAAAATAGATCATTATGTACTCAGGAATATCTTAGTCATAATGTGAGTAATACTGTTACGGTTAAGCCCGATGAGTGGGATGATGTTACCAAATATATCTACAATAATAGAAAGTATTTTGCTGGTATAAGTCTTATACCTCAAAGTGGCGATAAAGATTATCCTCAAGCCCCTTTTACAACAGTTTATACCAGTAGAGAAATCGTTAAGGAATACGGAGATGCTGCTCTATGGTGTTCTGGATTAATAGAATTGGGTTTAAATGCTTTTGATAATAACTTATGGGCTGCTTGCGACTATGTAACACTAAATCAAGCTCATAAAGATCATCATGAGTCTAAATTAGTATTCGTAACCAAAATGAAAAATTTTGCTGGTAAATACTTTAATGGCGACACAAAACGCTTAACTTACTGCATGAAAGATGTATATAACTGGAAATTATATTGTGATTTATACAATAGTTTTAAGAAAGTTGATTATACACAACTATCGGAAGCAGAGGACAATACTATTGGTATAGAGGAAATTAGTTGTGCCGGCGGCGCTTGTTTAATTTAACTCTATTTCTAAAGGTAAAAACATTGAGAAAAAAAACCAAAAAAACCAAAGATAATGTATTTGATTTAACTAATAAAATTGTTCCAGATGATGTTGCTTATGTTTTTAAAAATAAACTTAAACCAAGAAGTAAAAATCAATCAGAGTATATAAGAACTATTGCTGAAAATATTATTACTTTTTGTCAAGGTGTAGCTGGCAGCGGTAAAACACACATAGCTATAGGCATGGCATTAGAATATTTATTGGAGCATAAAGTTGAACGTATAATTATCACAAGACCTGTTGTAGAAGCTGGTGAAAAAATAGGCTTTTTACCGGGAACCGCAGAAGAAAAAATTCATCCATACTTATTACCTATATTAGATGAAATCAATCATTTTATTTCTATACAAACATATACAAAACTTAAAGTTACTAATAGAATCGAAGTAGTGCCATTGGGACTTATGAGGGGTCGTAGTTTTCATAGGTGTTTTATAGTTGCTGATGAATGTCAAAACGCATCATACGATCAACTAAAAATGCTCTTGACACGTATTGGATTAGATAGTAAAATGGTATTAACAGGAGACGTAGCACAATCAGACCTTCAAAAACATCAAAGAGGTGGTTTTGCCGATATGATAAAAGTTTTAGGAGGACTCAATAATCTTGGATTTACACAATTATACTTTTCAGATATTGTGAGAAATGCAATTATTGGAGATATTATTAATCGACTAGATACATATGAGCAAACATAAATCGTGTTTAGTACTAAACGCTGACTACTCACCAATAGGAATTATAGATTGGCAAAGAGCCATGATATGGTTTTATCGTTATTTTAATAATGATAAGCCAAGCATAGATATTGTAGAATATCATAATGATGATTATGTAATGGGTATAGATCAAAAATTTAAAATACCCGCTATTATTAAAACTACAAAATATTTTAAAGTTAATAACTCCACAGTAAATTTTTCCCGTAAAAATTTATTTATTAGAGATAATTATACATGTCAATATTGTGGTTACAAATATCATATTAATCAGCTAACAGTTCGCCAACAACATGGACCAATATTGTAACTTCTTGTAGAAAATGTAATGCTAAAAAAGGTAGCAAAACCCCAGCACAAGCTAATATGCCATTAATTACTAAGCCATATATTCCACAAAAATCACCAAGATACTTGCCCCTATACACACAACTGCTTACTATATCATATGATATCCCCAAATCATGGTTATTTTATATAGAATAATATATGCCTGTATACAGTTATATATGCACCAAATGCGATGCTCATTTCGAATTATTTTTTGCAATAAAAGACTATCAGGACACCCCATGCTGCATAGAATGTAAATCCAAAAAAACGGAAAGAAATTATATACAGGATGCTACGACCATAAACACTTCTATAAAAAAATCTGATTCTGAGCTAAAAACTTTAGGAGATTTAGCTAATAGGAATCGTGATAAAATGTCACAAGATGAAAAAGATGCTTTGTATATTAAACATAACGAATACAAACTTCAAGAATCAACAAAAGAATTACCCAAAGGTATGTCACGAATAAAAAAACCTAAACAAAAAACGAAATGGAGATCATAATGTCTATTTTTAGTAAAAATAATGTATTTGGTAAAAAACAAATTTTGGAAACGACAGAACTATATACAATAATAGGAGAAGAAGATCTGATCAACGATAATGGATTACCTACTAAAAATATAGAAGACGATAAAGTATACGCAAAAAAAATAGTAAGAACTGACGCATCGACAAAATATCTAATACGATTAGACTACTCTGCTAAATTATTTAATCCTCTATCTATTTATGATAAAACTGAAAAAAGACCATTTGTAGAATTTTTAGATAGTGTTTGTCGTAGCAATAAAAAATTTAAAGAAGTTAACGTAAAAGTATTTGATCTATATATGAAATTTTTATCTACAAAAAATATTTCATGGTTATATAATGCTGAAAGAGAGATCTTATAATGAATAAAATTACAACAATACAAAAATATGCTATACTATGGTTAAATAGTCAAAATAATCCTATAGAGACTATTGCAGCAGAATTGAAATTAACAACAAAACAAATAAAAAACGTTATAGATAAATATACGCAAAAAACAATCAACGAACAAGCTTCACCAGATTCTATGGGCCAAAATAAACAACAATCAAAACTAAAAGACTTAATCTGCCAAATACAAAGTTGCGATAATGACCAAAGCAGCGTCAGAAGTAGCAGATGCTAGTAAAAAAATAAATATACCAACATCTTTAAATAAACCCTATATTTTTAAACCATCTAACTAAATTGAATAAATATGGAATCGTTAGAAAATATATTGACAGAATCAGAGTTAGAACAACTCACTGCTATTCAAAATAAAATAAGATCTAAAATATCAGAGGATATTAATTCCAATATCGATAAAAATATACTGGAAGATACTGATGTTAAATCTAAATATGCTTTTGATGATATAAATAAGCCCGAGCACTTGACAGGAGAAAATTATGAACTAACATTCTATGTTAGAGCTGAAGCAACCACACTAGACCCGGAGCGAAAACAATTTTTATCTGTAGAGCAATGCTTAGATGAGTCTTTCCACATTCCTGTACCATCTGGCACAAATCTTTCGACTAAAATAAATGATTTTATGGTTATCTTTGAAAACACTTTAGGCAATTTGGCTCAGAAAATAAATAAAATAAATGGATAATAAATATATCTCTCGATACTCTAATAATAAACCAGTATCAGAGGCTCAGTATATCACAGAATTAATTTGTGAAAAAAAAGCTAAAATAGATAAAGCAGATCTACATTATAGATTTTGGTTATCTAAAAAATGGAGTGTATTTTTTCGTAATCAAATTGCTTCAGCTAATAAACTACTTCTTGAATATGATGCTAAAGCTATTATTGCTGCTCTTCTAGATAAAAGAACAGATAAGATTTTTTCTTTGCGAGCACCACACCTGAAGCCTATCATAGAGGAAAAGCAACAACAGGTAGAATCCACCAAAGACGAGATGACAAAAAGTATTGTTCGTAAAAATAATGTGTCTTTTGGACGAGACAATCAATCTAGTAATATACTTTCTAAATTAGAGGATATAGATAATGACAGTTAAAGAAGATGTAAAGAAAAATTTTGGTGCTGATATAATTTTATCTGCTACTTCTATAGTAGATAAAGATTTAATTACTATCCCAGTAAGTCCAGCACTAGATATTGTTTTAAATGGAGGTATACCAGAAGGTAGTTTTGTTATATTTACTGGTCAACCAAAATGTGGAAAAACTACAACATCTTTGGACTTTGCGGCTACTGCACAAAAACCAGAATATCAAGGAGATCTTAAAAAACCTAGACATGTATATTATTTAAATATCGAAGGTAGACTAAAGAAAAGAGACTTAGAGGGTATTCCCGGACTAGATTTGAATCGGTTTGATGTAATAGGGTCTCAACAGGGTAAAATATTACACGCAGAAGAATATCTACAAATTGCAGAACGTATTATTAATGAAGAACCTGGTAGTCTATTAATTATAGATTCTTATTCAGCATTATGTACAGAAGCTGAGATTACCAGTGATATGGATAAAATGCAAAGAGCGGATGGAGCAAAACTACTAGCGAAATTTTGTCGAAAGGTTGCTAACGTTATCCCGGTGAATAAGAATATTGTTATTGGTATTACACACTTGATGGGGAATCCTGGTTATGGTAATGTTGAATGGAAAGAAAAAAGTGGTCAAGCTATAGCATATCAAACAGATGTTAAGCTCAAAGCTAAAATGTTTAGTGCGTGGCGAGCAACTGCCGAAGGACCACAAATTGGACAAGAGGTCGATTGGCAAGTATTATGTTCTGCTCTTGGTCCTCCAGGCGGTACAATTAAAAGCTATATTCGTTATGGTTTTGGTATCGATAAGGCCATGGAATTAGCAATGCTATGTATAGATTTTGGACTAATTAATAAGAGCGGAGCTTGGTATACTCTAACATCTGTAGAGGATAAACCCAAGTTCCAGGGAACAGAAAAGATTAGACAATATATTTTTGATAATCCAGAAATTTATAAGAGCTTATCAACAGCACTATATGAAACTATGGGTATAAAATGCAACAAATAATCGATTTGGATGGAAATGTTCAAAATTGGAGCTTGACAGGTGGTATAGCTCATGGTAAATTACAGAATAAGTCAGATTTGCATTTACGAGCCAGAAGTCTACTAAAGGAATGTTTTCCGACATTTCAAATTTTAGAAGAAGTACCGATTCCAATAAGAAAGTCAGAAACTCTTTATTTAGACTTTTATTTACCTTTACTAAAAAAATGCATAGAAGTTCATGGATCTCAACATTATAAGTTTACTCCATTTTATCATGTAAATATGATGGGTTTTGTCAAACACAAAAAACGAGATAAAGATAAACAAGAGTGGTGCGAAATTAACAATATTGTTTATATCGAACTGCCTTTTGATCAAGATTTAAACGATTGGAAAAACAGGATTACATATGAGCACTAAAACAAGTAAAGAAGAAGTGTCCGAATGGGATAAAATATTAGATGAATACGAAACATCCATAGGTGTTCCAAAATATATTCCGGATGCGTTACCAGAAGATGAACTTAATAACTATTTAACAATGTCTAGAGATGCTCTAGAAAAACTGACCGTAGAAGATTGTGGGCAAATAGCTTATAGACTAGGACAATTTGCGTTCCATATACAACGCACCCTAAATAGAGAAACAGCCAGATTCAATTGGGCAGAAGAAACTATAAAAGAAATCATAGCGGATGATATTAATAATTATAAAGGATATGGATATATCGAAAAATCTTCTCAGGCAATAAAACATAATGATAAAGCCGCATCATTGCAAAAAATCAAAAAATATGCAAAACAAAGATCCGATAGGCTTACATATCTAGCATCTTCTGTAAAAAATTTATCAGATATATTGCTTTCTATAATTAGACTGAAAGGTATGAGACATGGATAATTTATCACCAGACCAAATTAAACAAATGATTAATATGCTTCAAGCCATGCTTCCCAAGGAAGAAGCTGAAACAGACAACCACGTTGCTTCTCAAGTTGGTGAATCTACTATAAGAACAGTATCTCCCAAACAAGTGAGTAGCAAAACGAACTTTGTGAATAAATTTGACCAAATGATGGAAGCAAGTTTACACAAAGAAGATAGGAGCATAGATCAGGCTTTATCTGTTCATCCTCCTACTCCTAGAGTTAGATCATTCGAAGCTATAGAAGTTGTATGTAGAGTTTGTGGAAAGAAAGATTCTGTAAATGCTTCGGTAATATCTGATTCTCCGGGTAGATATAAATGTAATAATTGTGCGAGGAGCCCAGGATGATTTTATCTGATACGGCAGCGGAAAGAGCCGTTTTGGCTGGTATTTGTAAATATGGTGATACAGCATATTTAGAAATATCGGATTTATTGCAAGAGTCTACTTTTACTATAGACAGCAATAAAATACTATACAAGTGTTTAAAACGCATCTTCGAGCAAGAACAAGTTCAGAATATAGATGTTGCTTTAATTTTTTCAACAGCCGGTGAACTTGGCTTATCTCATGTGTTTGATAAAAAAGAAGAAGCACAACATTTAAGAGCTGTTTTAGAATTTCCAGTCCATGTAGAAAACATAAGAAAATTTGCTGGTAGAATACGCAAGCTAGAAATTGCTAGGCTTCTAAGAGAACAACTCGATAAAGCACAAGATAAATTATTGGAGGTTACTGGATCTGAAAGTATAGGGTCTATATTGGGTATTGCAGAAGAGGCCGTCTTTGACTTCTCTTCTTTGCTAAATGATACAGATAATAATCCTGTAACAATTGGAGATAAACTAGATGAATATATAGATCAACTTATTAATAGTCCTATAGATCAGGTTGGTATTCCAACAGGATTTCCTGTTTATGATCAGGCTATTGGTGGGGGCTTAAGAAAAAGTACTATTAATGTTATCGCTGCCCGCCCTAAAACTGGAAAAACTCTATTATCAGACAACATGGGTTTTTATATAGCTAATAAATTAAAAATTCCAGTTTTGAATATGGATACCGAAATGACAAAGGAAGATCATATTAATCGTGTTATTGCTATGATGACAGAGATAGAAATCAATAATATTGAAACGGGTAAGTTTCAAGAATCTCCCAGCAAAACTGTAAAGGTTAAAGAAGCTGTGTGTTCTTTAAAAGAAACTCCGCTATATTATAAGTCTATTGCCGGTAAGCCATTTGAAGATCAGCTAGCCATTATGAGAAGATGGATAGTCAAAGAAGTAGGACTTAATTCAGATGGAACAGCCAAAGACTGCGTAATATTTTATGATTACCTAAAACTAATGGATACACAAGGAATGACCCAAGATCTGAAAGAGTATCAAGTTTTAGGTTTTATGATGACAGCATTACATAATTTTGCTGCAAAATATAAGATTCCTATTGTTGCTTTTGTACAATTAAACAGAGACGGTATAACTAAAGAAAGTACAGATACAGCAAGTGGATCAGATAGAATTATTTGGTTATGTAGTAACTTTAGTATTTTTAAGCGTAAAACACCAGAAGAAATTTCGGAAGACGGACCAGATAACGGTAACAGAAAATTAGTCCCATTGGTCAGTAGACACGGGGGTGGACTAGACGACAATGACTATATCAATTGTCATATGAAAGGTTGGTGCGCTAAAATTACAGAAGGTAAAACCAGATTAGAATTAGTTAATAATACCTCTAAACATTCAGATGGATTTGTTGTCGATGAAAACAATGAAGAAACAAACACAGAAATTCCGTTCAATTGATCAAGCTAAATTAAAAATTTTATGTGATGATTTATGTGATCATATAGAAGAACTATTAGCATATTTTGATATAGATTATAGATCTAACGATAAAATGATATCAATGTCCTGCCCAATCCATGGCGGTGACAATATGGGAGCTATCAATTTATATGTACAGGGTGATACATATAGAGGCAATTGGAAGTGTAGAACTCATGGTTGTGAAAAGATTTTTAAAGGCTCTATTATAGGATTTATTAGAGGTATTCTATCTCATAATCAACATGGATGGGTTCAAAATGGAGATGACGTAGTATCGTTTAATGACACAATTAATTTTGTTACACAGTTCTTACAAAAGAATCTAAAAGATATACATATCTCAAAGACAGAAAGAGAAAAACAAAAATTCTCTGCTACTATTAATCATCTAAAAAATACCGGGTCTGCAATACAAAATCCTGTATCGAGATCCATTATTAGAGCAAATCTTATTATTCCTAGTCAATACTATATAGATAGAGGTTATTCTAAAGCAATACTAGATAAGTATGATGTTGGTTTTTGCGATAAGATTGGTAAAGAAATGTACAATAGAGTAGTTGTGCCGATTTATGACCAAGATCATAAATATATGGTCGGGTGTACAGGCAGAAGCATTTTTGATAAGTGTGGGGACTGTCAGTCTTTCCATGATCCTGAACAGTCCTGTCCGCTCTCTCACGAGAAATATTTACATTCCAAATGGAAACACAGCCTAAACTTTAAAAGTCAGAATAACCTATATAATATGTGGTATGCTAAAGAATATATTAAAAAGTTGGGTTATGTTATTTTAGTTGAAAGTCCTGGCAACGTATGGCGATTAGAAGAAGCAAATATTCATAATAGCGTAGCTATTTTTGGCTCTAGTTTGAGCGATAGACAGAAAATTATTCTAGACTCATCTGGTGCTATGTCTATAGTAATACTAACAGATAATGACGAAGCGGGGAAAAAAGCTGCTGACCAAATTGATAGTAAATGTCAAAACACTTATAGAATTATTAGACCATTGATAACAAAGAATGATATTGGTGAAATGTCTACTGATGATATTAAGAAAGAAATTCAACCCATACTGGATAAAATAATATGATTATTGCTTTTGCTGGCAGAAAACAATCTGGTAAAACCACATGTTCTGAATTTATTAGAACTTATGCTAATGCAAGTATCCAACCATATAATGCAACTAAAATATATAATTTTGCCGATCCTTTAAAACAAGATATATGCATGAATATCCTAGGTTTAAGTTATCAGCAATGTTATGGTACAGATGATCAGAAGAATGAACTAGTTAATTGTTTTTGGGATAATAGACAATTAACAGCTAGAGAAGTTATGCAAATGGTTGGAACAGAAATGTTCAGAACTATGCAAAAAAATGTATGGTCCGACGCAACTATTAGAAAAATTCATACAGAAAATCCTCCTTTGGCTATTATAGCAGACTGTAGATTTCCAAATGAAGTCGAAGCAATAAAAAATGCTAATGGATTGATAATAAAATTAAAACGTAACCCATATAACTCTAGCCACGCAAGCGAAGTAGCATTAGATCCTGAGCATTACCCTGAATCTAATTTTGATCTAGTAATAGAAAATGATAATTTATCTATTAATGAACAAAACCAAATTATTCATCACTTTCTCTTTACCAAAGGAATATTGCCATTATAATCACATATATACGCAGTAGCTCATATGGCACTCATTCCATGTGTCCTATGCAATATTTTATAGAATATAATTTAGGACATAAATCTCCATCAAATAAAAAAGCAGATAAAGGTACAATCTGTCATAAGGTTTTTGAAATTTTAGCAGAAATAAAGTTAAATATGCAGTTTGGTAGGCCATACTTTTATGATGATATTATTAATCAAGTAGATGTTTCTAACTATAATTTAGATACTATTATAGATCAAGTGTATGAATATTATACATCACACTTTACTCACCATGAATGGAGTGCTCTTGATTATCGGGACTGTAAGAAGTGGATCTATAAGGCTTTAGATTATAACAATGGAATGTTTGATCCTAGAAACAGAAATATCTTACAACCAGAACAGCATTTTGATATCGAAATAAAAAAAGATTGGGCTAAATATAACTATAAAACCAAAGATGGAATAATCAATGGTAATTTAGCTATTAAAGGAACTATAGATCTTATCACCAAAATAGATAATAATACTATAGAAATCATAGACTGGAAAACCGGAAGAAGATTAGATTGGGCTACAGGAGAAGAAAAAACACTAGAGAAATTGCATAAAGATCCTCAGTTAATGATTTATTTTTATGCTGCACACCATTTATATCCTGATATAGAACATATTATTATTTCAATTAATTTTATTAATGATGGTGGTGCTTTTTCTGTTTGTTTTGATAAATCTCATTTGTTTCAAGTAGAATCTATGCTAAGACATAAGTTTGAAACAATTAGGCGTACCACTAAACCAGAACAACATAAATCTTGGAAGTGTAATAAGTTGTGTCATTTTGGTAAAACTACGTTTGATAATTCTGATTATTTACCAATTATTGAGTATAGAGAAAATCAGGTCACGCCACAAGGTCAATTTATGACTAAATGTGAACAAATCCATCATGATATTAATGTTAAAGGATTTGATGTGGTAGTTGACGAATATACAAAGCCAGGGTATGCTGTAGGACAGTATAAAGCACCAGGAAGCGCACAATAAATATGTTAAATTATATACCATTGCATGTTCATTCTATGTATTCTTTATTGGATGGACTGTCTAAGCCTTCACAAATAGCAGACAGATGTAAAGAAATTAATGTAAAATCTTGTGCTTTAACAGATCATGGTAATATTGCTGGAGCTATTAAATTTTATAGCGAAATGAAAAAGAATGGTATAAAACCTATACTAGGATGTGAATTATACATATGTGATCAAGACGCTAGTATACAAGAAAAAACAAATAAGTCTTTAAGTCATCTATTGGTTTTAGCTAAAAATCTAGCTGGTTGGAAAAATCTTATTCAGATAGTTTCCGAATCTAACCGTCCAGAATTTTATTATCATAAACCAAGATTGGATCTAAATAGATTAAAAAATCTAGTTAATGGCAATCTGATAGGCATTTGCGGTCATTTAGGGTCTACGATTGCAGATAAATTAGTAGACAATAATCAAATAGTTGGAGACTGGTCTAATATTGGTAAAAAATATATTAATACTTTTATAGATATTTTTGGACATGGTAATTTTTTCTTAGAATCTCAATTAATGGATAAAGATAATATCGCTTTGCAAATTCAATTATCTGATTGTATTAGAGAATTAGGCAGAATTAATAATGTTAAAGTAGTATGCACACCAGATGCTCATTATTGTCGTAAATCAGATGCAGTAGACCAAAGAATATTATTATGTAATAATCTTAAAACAACATTTCCTGAAATTAATCGTAAAATAGCAAATAATCAAGATGTGCCATTAGAGGCGTTTTTTGCATCAGATAATTTTCACATTTTATCTCAGGAAGAGATGGGTGTCTTACACACAACACAAGAAATAGAAAACACTAATTATGTTGATTCAATGTGCGAAGAGTATGATATTCTAAGTAAGCCTAATTTACCACCATTTAGCTGTCCAAAAGGATATAATGATGCCGAATACTTGAGACAATTATGTCGTAATGGATGGAAACAAAAAATTGCTGATAATATACCAGAACAAGAACAGTCAGTATATGTTGATCGTATAAAATATGAATTAAGTGTTTTGCAAGGGGCTAACTTATCAAGCTATTTCTTAATAGTACAAGATATTGTAAATTATGTTCGAGATCATAATTGGCTTCCTGGTCCGGGTCGAGGTAGTGCTGCGGGGTGTTTGGTTTCTTATTTGATAGGGATTACTAATATCGATCCTATCAAATATAATCTTATGTTTGATAGATTTTATAATGCTGGAAGAAATACCACTAATCATATATCTATGCCAGATATTGATGTTGACGTTCCTATCGACAAAAGAGAACAAGTTATTCAATATATTAAAAACCAGTATGGTAATGATAAAGTATCTCAAATGATAACATTTAATACTATTAAAGGTAGGGGAGCTTTAAAGGATGTGTTAAGAGTATATGGCCATATATCTTTTGATGAAATGAATCAAATTACAAAAAATATACCTGATGAAGCTAAAATTGCCGATGAACTTCAAGAAATGAAAGAAGAAACTGGAGAAGCGTCAATTATAAGGTGGGCTTTAGAAAATAATTCTGATAAACTCAAAGAATGGTGCTGGATTGATGAGAATAATGAATTGCAGGGACCACTTGCCAAACGTTTTGAACAGGCTATAAGACTAGAAGGAACAAAGTCTAATCAGTCCAAACATGCGGCTGGTATAGCTATTAGTTCTGATCCATTAAAGGATATATGTCCGATGGTATACGATTCTAAAAATGAACAAATGATAGCCGGAATGGAAATGCAAGATTTAGAATCTATAGGCATTATTAAATTCGATATTTTAGGTGTGGCGATGTTAGATAAGATTATGACGATACAACAACTTTTAAAAACAGGAGCATAATCATGAAATTTCATGAACTTAAAGTTGGCGATAAGTTTATACTAGATAATATAGAACATGAGCGTATTACAGACGAAAGAATTAGTTGCTGTAAAGTATTAAATGCTATTAGAAAAGATAATCAAGAAAAAGTACAAATAGTTCCTATCACAGAGGTAAATCTAGTTACAAATTCATGATCAACTATAATAAAATTTGTGTTTTTGACTTTGAAACGGACGGCTCTGATCCAAAAGAATGCAGTCCTGTTCAAATAGCCGCAGTAATGATTGATCCAATTTCATTGGAAATTATTGATAACTCAGAATTTAATATTAATTTTAAGCCTGAGGTTTTGTCAGAAAACAATGAATATGAGTATCAAACGGATATTCTAGATTTTCATGCCAAAGTCAAAGGCTGCTCCAAAGACGATGTTTTGGAACAATGGAAACAATATCCTCCACAGCAACAATCGTGGAAAATGTTTACTGAGTATTTATTGAAGTATCATACTAGATCTAGCAAAAAAAGCCCATTTAGCGCACCTATAGCTGCTGGGTATAATATACATAGGTTTGATCTTAAAATTATAGACAGACTAAGCAATAAATATGGAAATGTAGATAAAGAACGATGTAGTAATATTTTCTTTAATAGAGATATTATAGATGTAATGAATCTAGTATTTTACTGGTTCGAACATAATAATGATTTGAAAAGTTATTCTATGGATAACCTTAGAGACTATTTAGGTATTTCAAAAGAAGGTGCTCATGACGCTCTTAAGGATGTAAAAGATTGTGCAGAGGTATTGATTCGTTTTATGAAGCTTCATAGAAATCTAGCAGATAAAGTTAAATTTAAGGATTCGTTTAAAAATATATGAGCAAAACGTTTAAGTATTCTTGCGGATGTTCATTTAATATAATTGGTGAAGATAATAATCAGCCTCTTATTGATTTTGATCCAATCAATCATAGCATTAATTTTGATTGTCACAAAACATGGGATCTAATTTCTGATGGAAATACGAAAGGTTGTTTCCAACTGGAAAGCCGACTAGGCAGATCCATGGCTAAAAAGTTAAAACCATCCAATATAGAACAACTTTCTGCATTAATTAGTATTCTTAGACCAGGGTGTTTAGAAGCTATTAGAGATGGAAAAACGGTTAGTAATCACTATATAGATAAAAAAAATGGTCAAGAATCAATTGATTATTATCATAAATCTCTTGAGCCAATATTACATAAAACTTATGGCGAAATGATTTATCAAGAACAAGCTATGGAAATAGCAAAAACGATAGCGGGTTTTGATCTTCAAGAAGCTGATAGTCTGCGCAAAGCGATTGGCAAAAAAAAGCCAGAAGAAATGTCAAAACTCAAAAAGAAATTTATAGCAGGATCTGATAAATTAAAAATAGTAGACGCTAAGCAAGCCGAAGAGATTTTTAGCTGGATAGAAAAAAGTCAGAGATATTCCTTTAATAAAAGTCATGCAGTATCGTATGCTGTAAACGCATATCTATCAGCATTTGCTAAAGCTCATTTCCCCAAAATATTTTTTGCTTCATATCTACGTTTTGCTAAAGATAAAATCGACCCAAAATCTGAAATCAAAGAACTAGTCCAAAACGCAAGCGAAATGGATATATCTGTTTGTGTACCAGATCTTCGCAATCTAAATGAATTTTTTGTACTAAAAAATAACTGTATTTATTTTGGATTAACTGATATCAAAGGATTTGGTGAATCAGTACATAAGAAATTATTAAATATTATTGAAACTAAGAAGATAGATCTAAATAATTTATCTTGGTGTCAAATATTATTTGAAATTCTATTAAAAATCAATTCTATTTCAGCAAAAGCTCTTATTAAGAGCGGAGCATTGTCTTTTATTAAGAAAACTAGAACTTCTATGATATTTGAATATGATATAGCTAGTTCACTAACAAAAACTGAATTAGATCATATAGAAAAAAATCAATTAACTATAAACCATAATTTATATGATATTATTG